CCGGAACCTATGTTGATCACGGTAGTGCCTGGTGGTGAGGATAGTCCGTCCATCGTCCTATCCCATTCAGCGGCCGTCTCTTGAATGGTCTCCTCCAAAGGCAACCCCAGATCCAACATCACCGCCTCCGCTCCGTAGGTAGCGTGGAGATGCTTGACCCCTCGATAATAGTTCACTCGGGCTCGGCCGGCAGGTACTGAGACCAAGTCCGGATGGAATTGTTTCCATTGACGACGATGGGAGCGTAGCAAGGAGGGAGTCTCTTTGTACTGAGGATCGTATATCACTGCCTTCATCCCTAACGATTGAGCAGCCCAGGCTACTCCCCAACCAGCCATGCTGATCGAGGTCTCCACGTAGCCTACCACCCCCACTCCCTTAGCTTTGAGCTTCGTCATATGGGCATACAAGCCTCTCACCTTACTGAATGGAGGGGCCGGGGGCTTGGCGGCCATGTCTTCGCGCTTGACCCATACCCCGATGTCTTGGACAGAATAGGTTTCAACGGGGGTGTTGTTATTGATCATCTGAGAACAACCCCTGGTTGAGCATGTAGGACGATTTACCGGACCCAATGGGTATGTACTCCATCTCGCTTTTCCCCTTCTGTAGCAGGAGGTAAGCAGCTGGGGGTCTTGTACCCTTCCCGCATTTCACTGCGTGGGTTATGGAGTATCCGGTTTGTTTGAATAACATCGATGAGAACAACGTGAGGTATTCTTGGTAAGTATTTATAGGTTCCCCTTGGAACAGTTTACTGTAGGAGGCTTTGTTCATGTGTAGCTTGAGACCGGCCCCGTCTGATAGAATCAAAGCCTTCGGACCTTTGGACAAGGCCTGAAGGATGGGTACCTTAGACTTGGCCCCCAGTACCCGTAGAGCTGTGCTCACCGTTAAGTCCCAACAAGACAGATCCGGGGCGGGGCCTTCCACCACCTCGTAATAGGAGGTGTTCCTGATTTCAACATTGGGGTAGTCCTCAAACGCCTTCTTGAGGTGAGCTGCGCAGGAGGTATCGAGGTCCACCAAGGTGAGTTTCTTGGGACACAGCTCCTGTACAACTACGGTCCCCCACAATCCTATCCCGGCCCCGTAGTCTATCACAGTACGGGGCTTGGGGATCTTCTGAGTCAGTAAATGAAACGCCCAAGCATTGTTACTGAGATGGGTGATTCGGGTCTCGTGTTCAATCTCCCGCTTCCCCCCAAGCTCAATTGTTTCTTCTAAGGACCGGCCCCGCGTCTTCAGCCTCCAACGCCCACACACTAGAAGAGTACCCATTATTTGACCCCCACCCAGGCTGCAAAATTCATCCATCGCCAGAAGCAATCCACCTCGCGGAACCCGGCTTGCTTTAAGAGGTCTTCATTCCAAGCCGCTGTTACCGGAACCAACACCCCCTCAAGACTCAGCCGCTTGCGGTCTATCTGTTCAGAGGTGTAACCATTGTTGGACTTCATATCGTAATAGGTTTCCACCATCATCTCATTGAGGTGAGAGGTGTTCCCCAATACCTTCTCTACCAGGATCAACGCTCCTCCAGGGGAGGTGGTATCGTAGATATTCTGTAACAGCCGTTGACGATACTCTATGGGGATGAACTGTAGGGTGAGGATACATAGAGTAACACTCACGTTTTCAACTTGGGGGTAGCTTTCCCGGAGGTCCCCTTTGCGTATCTCAACTATCCCTCTATCTATGAACCCTTGGAACCGATCCCGACACGCTTTCAACATAGGATCGGCTGTTTCAATTCCAAGGTAGTGATGACCACTGGGATGCTTCTGTAGTAACTTTGCCAAAGCCTCCCCCCGGCTACAACCCAAGTCCACAATGGTGGAATCGGGTTGAGCGTAATAGCAGGCCACTTTGTAACAAGACTCTCTCATCACTTTGTATTGAGGAACGGAACGTTGCAGCATGTTGTCGAAGGCGTCTGTAACTTCCTCATCGAACGTCCACGGGCCTTTCGGCATGACTTTGTCTTTACTCATCGAGCATCTCCCATCGTATACATGTCACAAGGCTCCCCCAATACAATCTTGGTCCCTGTCTCTTTATCGCCAATACCTTCCCAGGTGTCCTCTATAATCTCTTGGGGATTTTGGAGACTTTGTAAGCGTTGCTTGAAGTGATGAGAGTTGAACAGGGAAGGGTTGGGAACGTCGATGCCGCAACAGGTGTTCGCCGGTTCCTTCCATCCCCAACCGGTGTTAACGAAATCAGGGCAACCCAACTCCATCCCTTCCTCACGGGCGATGTCCAGTAGCTTCCGAAGGATAGGACGCCACTGTGCGTCTTGGTTGTGATGCCAGACTCGCTCGATGTCCACGCCGATGGAATGGAGACGCTTGGCGACATGATCATTGAAGTGAAGATTGTAGGTGTTGTACGAAGTCACCCCTACTTCCTTCAAACGTTTGATGATGGATTGGAAGTCCTCGGGCGTATGATAGCCGGGGATAAAAGGTTCCCCATTGACTCCAACTTTGAAACCTCGACTGATCCACCTCTTGATTAGACGGAGACGACGGGGAATAGGAGTCGTCCTCTTTCGCTCAAACAACTCCCAATCCCCTTCGGCTCCGGGGGAGATGACCGGCATGATATGGAGGAGGTCTTTGCCTTCCGTCATTACGTCCTCGTCATATCGTAGGTTACTAAGGAACTTGGTTTGAATCACGTAGGTCCACTCCAGCTTGATCAGTATCTCCTGGACGCGCCGGGATACCCTATGCTCCAACTCGGCCTCCTGGTATGGGTCGGTACGGTTACCCAGGCGCAGGGTTTTCTTAGCAGACAAGGCACAAGCCAAGGTACTCTTCGGGGCTTTGTTCTTCAGACCGTTGGTTAATTTACGTTCCACGTCCTCGGGATCAGCTGGTCGGAGGTCCATGCCCCAAGTCCGGTTCAGTCGGCGGGAGTAGCAGTGGTGACAGTCGGTGAGACAATTGAAATAGGAATCTATGGAAAGAGAGAGGGGACAATACAAGCAGTCCCCCCTCACCCCCACAGCCGCTTTGTAACTACTTGAGGATGATCTTTGTGGCATCATCGTTCAGCTCCGCTACACCGAAACCAATCAGCACGCGGACAGCGCGACTGACACTGAGCTTGGCGTTGTTCTCGACGCGGAGCACCTTGCGGCCTCCGTTTGCAAGATACGTCTTCAACGTTTCCTTCTCCGCAGTCGCAATGTCTTGATGCTTGAGAAGAGCCTTGCTGGCTGAGATCATCCAGTCCCCACACTCTCCTTTCAGGGCCTTCTCCCTTCGTACCTTACCCAAGGGAACGGCCTTGGCCTTCGGAGCCTTCGGAGCCTTCGGAGCCTTTTCCTTCTTGCCGCTCCCCTTCTTTGCTTCTGACTTTGCCGCCTTTGCGGCCTTGGCCGCTTCCTTCGGATCGACTTCGGCCAGGTTCAGGGCAATCATGACTTCCACCTCAGCGGGGGTGTAGTCGTCCGGCAGTCCATTCTTCTCGACGTGTCGTGTCAGCTTCTTGATAGCACGTTCGGTGGTGATGTCCGGCGTGAAACTCGCCCCCATCTTCTCCAGCATACCCAGCACTACATCACGGCTCACGGTTGTCTTAGCCATCTCACGTCCTCCTTGATCTCACCTTCCCTATTGAAGGCACTACTACTATATCGGTAGTTGAAGGAAAGTCTAGGGCGTTTGAAACTCTTTTTCAATTGGACCAAGCCTCCTCCACCGGTCCCCTCTCCGCTTGAGCCAGGAGATAATCTCCTCAAGATGATCCTTCCAGTGAGTACACCTGGCGACAGCTTTCACCTGAAGGTCGTTCCTCCCTACCCGGCAGAGGTCCCGCACGAAGTCTCGTGGTGTTCGTTTGTCGGTCACTACATTCTCCTCCTCACAACGTCGCACAGTAGAAAGCCCGACCAATCGGTAGACACTGCCCCACCCACAAACACCGCTTGACGTTGAACGGACTCTCACGGAGTACCAACCAATTCAATCTCATCACGCCAACCTTCTTTTCATTCTCCGTCTGATTCAATCCGATCATCCCGGTCACGTGTGCTAGCTTGCGCTTGTCCTCGGAGAAGTTTCGCATGGTCATGGTATGAGTATCGTAGCTGCTTGCGTTGGCCTGGGTAGGAGCGAGCACCAGGCAGTGACGCTCCTGGCTCAGGCGTCGGAGGCTCTTCCACGTATCATTCACTTGATCCCTCGGGGGCATCCTCGGATCTTCCGGAGCGAGAATGTCCGCATAGTCGATGACGATGACATCGGGGATAAAGCCTTCCATCATCTCCCAGTGATCCAGGATGGAAGTAATACCCCGGACGTTCACGGTGGTATTGGGATGGATGGACACTTTGAAATAGGACTTGTTCGGATTGAGTCCACATCCCTTCATGAACTTCTTGCCTGCCTTGATGCAAGCTGTCTTGGTCAAGGGCTTATTGAAGACACGTGTCTTGGTACGGACCTGGAGCCCTTCTCCCTCTTCCTCTTCCTCGTCTTCCCCCTCGGGGCGTTGTGGCTTGATTATCTCGGTGGGCACGTCTACGTTCCCGCACAGGTCCGCTCGGGACGGCCGCTGAGCAAAGTAGGTTCCTATCCGGATCATGGCTTGATGTTCTGAGAGGTCCCCAACTTGAAAGAAGGCTACCTTGAGACGTTCCCGCAAGGCCCTGATTACGAATTCAATACACCACCAGGTCTTGCCTCGTTTCTCGGGGCCTTGAATCCCGATGAAAGCATCCCGAGTCAAAGCATGATTGAGAAACACTCCAGCATCGCCGGGAAATTCTAGGAGGGGTTTGGCCGATATTGAAAATGCTCGCTCCCAAGCGTCCGTATCCCTCAGCGGATCAATCCCCATGTTAGCGAGCAACTCCACCGGCTTGTATCCGAGGATATGCTGCTTGGCGTCCTCGGGACGGCCGGAATGAAGAGCGTTGTCCACGTCGTCCTGAAGTCGCTCCAATCCCTTACGCTCCAAGAAGGCACGCAAGTGATCGAGCATGTAGGGGACGTTCAGAGGATCGTGATCATCATAGCTGCCGGATACTTCCCCCAACAGATCCTCTATTGCATTCGCCTCGGGACCGTCGTGATCCTCAGCCCAGGACTCATGGATGGCGGCAATGTCTTTACGGGGAGCACAATGATACTTGGCATGATACTCTATACACCACTCCGCTATCGTCCGGAAATGGGCCACGTCGATTAGGCTAGTATCGAGCACGGCGGATGCTTGGCTCAGGAACTCATCTGAGGTGATGAGAGCTGTAAGCAGCCGTTGCTCAATCTTGGTGTTGACCTTCTCCCGCTTCACGGCAACTCCTAACTGGCATCCCTGATCACGTGAATCTTCGGACCACTCGGTCCCTCTCTCCGTTCCTTATCGGCACGGGACCTCTTGAGTGCGTCTTCAATCCGTAGGAACTTTTCTCGGAAGGCTCCCCCCGAGTAGGCCACTGGTAGGTAAGATGAGTTGTCCTTGATGAGGTCAGCTTTGCGGATCTGGGAACTGTACCACTTCAGGACGACGTGGAGACGGGGGATGGGGACTCCGTCAATGGTATGAATTTTCTGAATGGCCTGGGACCAGGAGTTCAACTTGGTGGTGATATTGATCTTGCGAACGGAGGAGATAGCCTCTCCTAAGATGGTTGCGAATCGTCTCCATCTGGGGTGGAGGGGGTTTTTTTGGGTGGAGGAATTCGTTTTATCCAACTCATCAACATCTCCATCGCTCTCTCTTTCCGCACTGCCGCTGTGCGGAGAGTATATATTAGAAGAATACTTAGAAGAATCGGAAATGGAGGATGGGCGATCCTTGCCATCCTCCTCTATCGTATCCCCAGTTTCTTGAGTGCCAGCCTTCCGGGATAGCGGTACCCGGCCTTCCGGGATAGCGGTACCCGGCCTTCCGGGTTTCCAGTACTCTGGCATATCAATATGAGACCAGGCCGTGGAGAGATATCGTGTATGCCCGTCGAATCTAGTTTGAATAACAAGACCCAACTTCTTGAGTTTGTTTATCATTTCGGACACTCTGGTTTTTTTGATTCCCATTTGGTCACCAAGGTATTGGTTGGAGGCAAAGCACTCTTCCCCCTTGGAGTTGACCAGACTGTCAATCATCATAACCATAATCGCTTCACTGGGGGTTATTCTACCTTCTTCAATCAGATAGAATATTTCAGCTCGCATCCAACAACCACGAAAGTGCTTCACGGGCTTTTTTTCAACGCTCATTCAGTAACTCCTTCATGATCAGATCTGCTTCCCTTTGTGTCAAGTCTCCAGGATCACTATCCAATCCCGAAATAATCTCAGTCTCTCCTCCGTACATTCCAAGCCAATTGGCCAGTTTACGCGCACGCTGTTGTCCGGCCCTATCCGGATCGAACATCACGAAACGTCTTGGGATGCTCTTAAGCATACAGGCTTGCTCAACAGACCAGTCTACGCCCAATGAACCCACTGCTCCCGGACCTAACCTCCAGACATCTGCTGGTCCCTCCACTACCACGACCGTATCAGCAACTAGGTGTATTCCGTAGAGGAGTTGGTTGGGGTCCACCGGTAGATTCTCGTTGTCCGGCATCTTGTACTTGGGTTTGACCTCGTCGTCTATGGAGCGGCCCCCGTAGGCTAGCAGACGATTTTGAGCGTTGTATATAGGGAAGATCACCCGCCAGTTCCATCCACCTCCTGATATGTGCTTTGTTCCTCTCAGCCCCCATTGCTGTTGAAGTTTATCAGGATCGAAGGAACGTGAGCGTAGATAACGGCGATGCATCTTCCCAAGTGGACCTAGCTGGGGTGGTTCCCAGACAGTCCTCTTTCGGACTTTCGGAGCGGCTGGGACGATGGTTTTGATGGGATGGGAGTCTGAGACGTATTGGCTCCAGGCCTTTTGAACCGCTTGGAGGCTCCCGAGAAGTTTGAGAAGGACATCCCATGTCTTATGTCCTCCACATTTCCAACAGCTGAAAGAGCCCTTCTTTAGATTGAATCCGAGGTGCCACCCACTCCTCCCCCCGGAGCAGAAGGGGCAGTGAAGTTGGACCCAACCACGATGGACGTGATGGTGACCGCTCTCGATACACGGGATGCTATGATCCCGGCAAAGGGCTTGGATGTCTAGCATCTAGGCGTTGACGTAGTTTTTCATGAGGTTCATGAGAGTCCCCCGCATGGTGGAACTACGTTCAATACAAGCTGCTTTGAATCGCCGTCTCAGTACTTTGGGAACCCCCCATATCAGTACTGCGCATTCATCCTTCCCCATTGGTCGTTGTCCGGAATGTCTAGCCGCTTGCTTTCGCATGAAGTGACCTCCTATCAAACAGGTGTAATCCTCGGACACCACCGTCCAGGACCTCGTTACATATATCGTATTTAGCCTGGATCATCTCCATTACTTTTTCCTCTACGGTATTCTGAGCAATCATGTAGTAGACGTTCACAGAGGTAGCGGTCTGACCGATACGCAATGCTCGGTCCTCCGCTTGGTCATGCTCGGAAGCGTTCCAGCCCAGCTCGGTGAATAGGACGGAGGAAGCAACCTTGTGAAGACCGTCTACTCCCACGCCGGCCGCTTTCATCTGACCCACGAACACCCGACACTTAGGATCTTCGATGAATTGATCCACCATGGCTTGGCGCTTCCGGCCGGTGACGCTACCCGATACGTGAGCAACGCGGCCGGGGATTATCTCAAGCAGTTTGTTAAGGATCGGACGGTGAACGCAAAACACAATCAGCTTTTCGTTGCTCTGTTCTAGGAAGTCCGTGATCCAGGACTTGATAGCTTTGATTTTACCTTCGGAAGCAATACGCTTGAGCGTCCCGAGACGTACCAGTCGAACAGCGTTGGCCGCTCGATCAGCAGCGTCCTTGCCTTGATTCTTCTTTATCCATTTCAAGAAGTCGTCCGCTGCCTCTTGATACTTCTTACGGTTGGTGATATCTACGGGGAGTGATATGCGGATCTTGGGAGGCAGTTCCTTTGCTACGTCTACCTTCAAGCGGCGGATCATCCACTTGGCTACACGCTCGTGTAACTCCTCTAGGTTATCTGATCCATTGAAGTCCCATCCACGTCCTCGGAAGGCAGGCTTGGGGTCACAGTAACGGAAAGCATACTTCCAGAAGCTGTTGAAGTCCCCTTTGGCTACCAACTTGAGGGTAGGATAGAATTCAACGGGGGATTTCTCGATTGGTGTACCACTCGCTGCGATGACGTGCTTAATCTTACCAGACAGCAATTTACAGGCTTGGGTTTGGAGACTCGTCATGGTCTTGATATAATGGAACTCATCAATGAATACTGCTTGGGGTTTGAACTCCAGAAGTTGGTCCACCCACGGGAAGGTAGGCTTGGAATTCTTGTTGCGTTTCTCAGGCCACACGGCCGTCCTGAGTATCTCATAGTTGATGATCACAATGGAGCGTGAAGGATAGTAGGGGGAGACTCCTTCCAGGACTTCTGAATTTAATCCAGCGTGCTCCATGAACATTCGTTGCCACTGCCACTTCACGTTCGCCGGACAAACAACCACTACTCGGGAGACCTTCGGATTGATAGCCAGCCAAGCGATAGCCTCATATGTTTTTCCCAGGCCCATATCGTCCCCGAGAATCCCCCGGCCTCCTAGAGACTCTAGAAAGCGAACAGCCTGGACCTGGTAACGCTTGGGCTCAGTGATCATGGACGTTCGTATTCTGGCACCTACCGATTGAGGCAAGTCTCTACCTCCACCATGGCCTGACGCACTTCCCATTCCGACCAGTCCAGGATATCGACTAGGTAGCTGATGAGACTCTGGCGCTTGTACTCCTTGGATCGACCTTCCCTAGAGGATATCTCATTCAGGAGGTCGTGAGGAGCGTCGAGGATGATTTCAATAAGGGCAGATGCTTCCTCCCCTACCTCAGTGAGTAGTCGATTGATCCAGCTGGTGTTGGGCTTGGGAGGTCCCGCTTTCCGTAGTTCCGTAGCCTCATCCAACGCGGCGAGGAGAGGAGAGTGGGCCATTTCCTTTTGCTTGCGAGGTTCCAGGACATCGGCGCAGTGAGGGTGATATCCTCGGAGGTAGACATCCTTCAGGTGCATCCCGATCTTGAACCTGAGCCAAGCTTCTACCGTCCCCAGCTCGGGCTTGTGAGCCCCGGCCGCATCACAAACGAGGAGCGCCAACGCAAACTCCGCGTGGTCTAAGGTCTCGTGGAAAGGGCGATGGTAGCGGCGGGTGTAGTATACGGCTACCTGTTTGGCTATGTAACGATTTTCGTTGAACGCCTTCTCTTTGGACTCCACGTTATGCCTTTCCCTTTTTGATGAAGCTGATTTCAGCGATCACTTGCTCCAACGCCTGTTCCAATTTTTCTCCGCTCCCGCTAACGAGGCGATGACGATTCAGGTTGTATGAATCCTTCCCGTGAATCTCTACCTTGA